GCGTCAACGAATTCATTATCTACATCAATGAGAAACGAGGATTTCCTATCGTCGTTGTCATCCCAAAGAGAATCATTATCATTGGTCATTTTTACTCTCCTATTTTTTGGTATATAGTATGTATTGGATTTAAGCCATAAATCAATTTGTGAATTACTTTTGGATGTGCATAATCTATGTTTCCTCTATACAAAGCTGCAATTTTTCTTTTTATTGCTATCCTTTGTTTCAGTGTTAATTTAGGTCTAAGTGATACTATTTTTTCTATTTGTGTAGTTGGTAGGAATTTAAGAAATGGAAGTGCTATCAAAGTAAGTAGCAAGTTACGTCGATTCATTTTTACTCTCCTCTTGTTTAGAACCAGAGATTTCTCCAATCGCTTCTTTAGCCATTTTCTTAGCTACTTCTATCAGAAATGCTCCTATGTAAGTAGATCGATTTAGATTTCTGTCTGAGTTAATATAATGTTCTATTAGGTTAATCATTCTTGTATATTTACTTATCTGTTTTGACAAATGATCCAAAATCTTTGATATTTGATGATGGTCCAATCGTAATCCATTTTCTTCAGATTCGATACGGATTGCTGTTAAGTCGGAGAGGGTGTAGTTAGACATAAATAGTCTCCTATTTTGGTATTGGGGTGTTTCCTCTCCATTTGTAATCACCACCAGCACTATATCCTCTAAATTTGTTCCACATTCCTATACAATAGCAATAGGCATGTTTTGTAGAAACATGTCTATATCCAGGGTCTCTTGCCCCTCCTCCTATGTTTATCTTTATTTTCATAAGAAATTCTCTTACTTTATATGTTATATCATTTCTTTCTAACAATTCGCCATCTCTGATGTCGGTCCAAAAAAGAATAGCATCATGCTCATTTACTCTTCTAGTTGCAATAATTGCAGCAGCAACACCTGCCCGTTGCAAATGTTTTGATCTTTTTGAATTTGAACTTTCAAATAATAAATTTCTAATAAAAACACAATCTTCTTTGTATTGTCCTAACAAATGACCAGTTTCATCATAGGTTATTTTGGGACTGTCAAGATTAGATTCTAATAAGCTGAGTGCTGATGCACATAACCTAGTACAAGAAATAGGCCACTCAGCCATTCCAAATTGGACAGCATAAATTTGTGATACATTTCTTCGTGTCCTAGCCTTATGTACATCATATTGGGCAAAAACTTTTGCAACATCTTCTTCAGTATCTTCAGGTTCCTGAAAATAATCGTGTAATCTACACTCTATGTTATTATGACATTCAATAACGGCTTCACATTGATGTTGACCATTCATCATCTCTGACTTCCCATTGAGGTAGTGCATTATTGCAATACAACCTTCATGGAATAAACCAATTTTTATTTTTCTAGCTAGTTCTTTTTTGAATCTCCTATCGAAATGTCTTTGAGCTATATATGTATTTATTTTTAGATATTCATTTGCAAGTTCAGGTGTTAGCAAAATACTAGATTTAACAAGTTTCATCTCACTTCTCCTTATTCGTGCTTTGATTAACTATATCTCTTCTTTCTCTTCACTTCACATTCTTTTTCAATATCTTCCCACAAATCCTGAACTAATTGCTTAATGTCCCCTTCTAATCCTTCTTCTTCTATTTTCCTAATCAATACTTCTTTTCGATAGGTAGCTGGTGGCCCCATCCCTAACACTCTTACATTTCCAGCTTTTTCTTTCCAAAATCCTTCTTCTATCAAATAATCTATACAACCCCCAATGTCATCAAATCCATAACTATAATAAATTGGAACTACTACACTTCTTTCCCTCCCAACTATACGATTCTTCTTAATCTGCAACTTTGCTTGTATTCCTAATGTTCTTTTCTTTCCTCTTACTGTTTTGTCTATCTTTCCTTTAATGCTACTCCAAATTTCAATCGTTGCATAGAATCTTAGTGCATGTCCACCACTACGAGTTTTCTTCTCAAATCCAAATCCAAGATTGTCCCTTGTTTGATTGAGAATAATCAGGATGCTTTTACTTTCTCGTAGTGGACCTAGCAATCTTCGTAGGTTTGCAGAATTGACTTTTGCTTTATTGTCCCCATAACTCCCTGGTGTTTCTTTTCCTTGTGTAAATGCCTTCTTCTTCTCAGAAAATTTATCTACCTCTGCTTCGCTTGTTAGACTATCCATACTATCCAATATGTAGATAAATGGTTTTTCATTTTGGACAGCATTGTCTACATTGTAGTAAAACTCTTCTACACTTTGACTAGCTTTATCTTCTCCATCTTCTTTGTTAGGTGGTTCAAGTCTTTCTGCTACTGCCTTCCCAAAAAATCTTTCTATGTCCATCATGGCCCCACATTCATTGGAGTCATAGATGAAACGATAGTCTGCAAAATGAGGATTGATGGAGGCTTCTGCTAAACAAGTTAACGATAGAAATGTTTTGCCACTAGCAGAATCCCCAACAATGAAAAAATAGTGGCCTTTGAGAAAGCCTCCATCAATCCTCCCACTACAGGCAAGATTTAATAGTGTAGAACCTGTAGATAAATAATCACTATCGACGATTGGAGTCAGTTCACGTTGCTTTCGTAGTGATTTTTTGAGATTTTCAGTGTTCATTTTGCTTCTGATTTTTCACTATCATCAATATTCTTATACAACAATTGCCTCACAAATCTTTCTATTTTTCTTGAGGTCCATTCTTCTGACAATATTTTGTTTACAATATCTGTTACTCTTTTCTTAAATGCTTCTTTAAGAATGCTATTTGTCTCGTACATAACCATTTGTCGAACAAACTCCTCTCCACTTTTTAATTCATCCTTATCTTGTAATTGTTTCTTTTCTTTTATCAATCTTTCTATTTCTTCTGATGTTTCTTTTGATGTAGCGGAATGTTCACTCTTCTCTCCTAAAAATTCTTCCAAGCATTCGTCTATTTTTTTTGAAACCTCCTCACAGAAGTCCTTTTGCTTCAGGGCTTCAATTGTCTTTCTAACTATTTCCACTTTCAATTGTCCATACATACATTCTTCTGCAATCTGAATAACATATTCTTCAAAACCAGAGTAATCGTCTCCAAATAACTTATGTAACGTAATTGATTCTCCTCATAAAATTGTTTAGAAAGTCCTACCCATTTCTAGTGCCACTAGAAATGGGTAGGACACAAACACCGTCATCAACCAACCCTCAACTGCAAGGATCATTCCTCGTCATCATCCCAATCTTTATCCCAATCATCGTCCTCTTCCTCTTCGTCCTTTGACTTGCTTTTCTTAGAAGTAGTTCTTTCCTTTGGTTTCTCTTCTTCCTCTTCATCGTTTTCTTCTTTAGGACCTTTAGATTTCTTACTAGAAGGTTTTTCTTCTTCCTCCTCATCTTCCCAATCGTCATCCTCTTCTTCCTTAGCAGCCTTTGTTACCTTCTTTTTCTTTTCAACTATTTCTACATCTTCCACTCCGATAGCTTTGTGCAAATCTCCATCTTCATCTTCGATTGCAATACTTGTTCCATCAGGACTAATTCTAATTATAGTACAAGTTCCAAAATTTTCATGTTCAACTTGCATTCCCTTCTTTAGTCCAACACTTTCAGCAGTTGCTACTTCTTTCTTAGGTTTTGTACTTTTCTTTGGTTTTTCTTCTTCCTCTTCATCATCCTCCCAATCGTCATCTTCCTCTTCTTCTTTTTCTACTTTTGTAGTCTTCTTTTTTGGTTTTTCTTCTTCCTCTTCTTCATCTTCTGTAGTTTGCAGGAAAATTGCCTTCAATTTATCATATTCCAAAACTGCAAGACATTCATCAAGACAGTGTGCTTGCTTGATAATATCTTCATCATAAGGCTCACTACGAGGCTTGAAGATAATACTTTCTACCTTATAGAAAGTTCTGCCACCAAATGATTCCTCTGATATTCCAAGCTTCAGAGTGCTGCCTTGTTCCAAATCTGCAAAAAATTCGTAATTGTCTTCCTCATCACTGTTGCGAATTGCAGAGTAAAGAATCTTTCCAAAAAGATGATGGGAAATGTCCCATAATTGCACACCCTTATCCATATTATCACGATCAATAACATTCCAAAGTTGTCTCTCTTTTGGTGCTAAATCCTTAATCAAATCTTCATCTGCATTAGGGTCACGCTGTAACTTTGCTCGATATTCACAGATTGGACAAGGTTTCTTAGCAGTTTTTGCAAGGCAAACATAACTTTCTTGATTCGGTCCAATGCCACGATGGACATAAAATGTCCGCTCAAAGTAAATATCACCTGCATCACATGCCGGATTCCCTTCACCAGCTACATACGGGATCACATCAATTCGCTTTGTGCCCGTTTTGTCTAAAGCAAAGAAGTTAACATCATCTGATACTTTGAGTGTCGTTCGCTCAAATCCTACCTTATGAGTGTCTACAGTATGCCTTGCAGATAGTGGACTACGCTTGTCTTCGCGTCTTTTGCTTGATAGACCCATTAGACTTTTCCTTTTTCAAAGATTCACGAAACAAATGTCTACCACGATAGTAAGCTACAGTACCTAATTTAACAGAAACATACACCAATACAGGAAATACCAACAAAAATAACAGAAAGTAAACAAGATATTCCATAAGTCATTCTCCCTTTTGCAGGGCACCTCGTACTCTTTGAGTAATGGAATTCTTTTCCACTTCGGCCATACGTTCCCTACCATGATTTGGTGCCTTTGGACTAGAGTAATAGTTTGCTAAAAACAATGAAACGAGATTTTCGAGTGCCTTTTTTCGATGATCTAATGCTGATACAGCAGCTTCCAAAATGTCTACGTCGTGTTTTCTTGCAATAACATTATCTCTTGCTATCTTATAGCGATCTTGATTTGGAATCGCAGAAGCTACACCTGCTTCTGTTAATTTTGCAAGTCCATACTTTTCTGGAAATGAACGTATTGTTTGATCCAATTCTGCTTTGACTACATCAAAATCTGATTTTGCTTCTTCTAAATCTTGCTTAGCATCCGCTAAATCTGTTGCATACTTGTAATAAAGACTAGGTTGATTAACCCACTCCTTATCGAGATCATTCTGGTCAATTCCTAATTCGAGTTCAGCTATTTGCTTTTTCATTATTATTCTCCTTCAGTTAGTCTGGACCGAAATTCTTCTATGTTGACTGATTCTGAATAATATCCGTTTGATTCCCCAATCCACTTTGAGATAACTGTTTGGTCATTTACACGAAAGATCAAATTTGTTCTAGTCCAAGATTCTGCATATTCTCCAGGCTTAGGATCAAGGTTATAAAATTCGTCCTGTCTTGCTTCTTCTATTACCTTGCCAACTAATTTGTCCCAATTTCCTTCTGTAGTTTCAATAGACACAGATTCACAACAATCTTGATCATGAAAGATTTTTATTTGTCTTCCAGATTTAGTTGTTAGTAAAATTATATTTTCTACCTCATCAACATCAATGTGTGTCAACACTTCACCAACAAGAGATTCTATTTTTATTTCGTCTCGATAATTCATTTTATTGCTCCGATATTTTCTCGATTACTACTTTTCTCAATTCAAAAATTGGTACAAAACACCCCTTACTTGTAACTATTGTATCACCATCATTTGCATACCTTCCAATTATCCCTCTTTGTAAATCAATGAAAAAAACAAACGGAATTTGATCTCTTGTTTTTTCATCTCTAACACTACTAATTTTTAATCCATATTCAGTTGTTGTTCTAATGATTATTTGTCCACTTTGATTCCTCAGAAAAACGAATCCATTATGGCAATCTATCAATACAATTTCCATATTCTTCACTACCCTATTATACAAAGCAACTACCAGAATTGTTTCTACGAATGTAGAACTTCATAACATGCCGCAATCAATCCAGCTTTCTTACTATCCCAGAAGTTCCTACCAAATATATCAATGATCTTATATGCCCTTTCACCCATTTTTGGATTCTTTAATGCAACACTAGAAGCATAACTCAGTACCAACCATCTTATGTTTTCTGACTGCTCGTCAAGATTTTCAATTCCTTTTAGAATTTTTGCAGCATCAAACCAGGTGGCTTTTGAATTAGAAAAGAACAGCCTACAAAGTTCTATAGCTTGAGCTTCTGAACTATTTTCTACAAGTAATTTCAGTTGTTTTTCTTCATCTTCTTCAGTAATTACTTTATCAAGGGAAACTAATGCTTTTCTTGGACTACCATCAGATAGCTCAATTATCTTTTCCTTAACATCATCGGATAATTTCTTTCCTTCTTTAGACAAAATACTATCTAATAGTTCCCCCATAATCTTTGGAGAAAGAGGTTTTAGCTCTATTTGTGTGGACCTTGTGCGTATAGTGGTGATTAGTTTTTCAGGTCGAGTAGTAGCGAGAAAGAAATAAACGTGATTTGGAGTATCCTCCAATAGTTTTAACATAGCTTCTTGAAAGTCCCTTGTAGCATTATGAATTTCATCGCACAACCATATTCGACAATCACCCCCCATCGGGGCACGTCCTATTTGTGATCGTATATTACGTGCTTCATCAATTCCTCTAACATCAGCAAGGTTTAATTCAAAGTAATCAAAATCAGAACAGTTAAGTTTTACTTTGAGAATCCTTGCAATCGTTGTTTTTCCTACCCCTGATGGCCCAGATAAAAGTAGACAATGGGGAAGTGTATTTGTTTTCAAGTAGTCAGAAAGTAACTTGACAGCGGAATCTTGTCCGAAGATTTGCTTGAATTGAATAGGACGATACTTTTTATAAAGTTCCATTTATTCTACCTTTGTGTCAACAAAATTATTCCAAGCATTTGCTAGTTGGTGTGCAAACTTTTCATCTTCCTGATATTCTTTACTTGATTTTCCTTATTCATAAATCAAATCCTTTCTGCACTTGTTGCTTATATTTCAGACTTTCTAAATTTCTAACAGCTTGTTTAAAGTAGCTGCGTTTGAGTTCAACACCTATTCCTTTTCTCCCATTCTTTACTGCAACATATACTTCACTCCCAACACCCATGAATGGTGTTAAAACAACATCATCCTTTGCACTCCACAATGCAATACATCTTTCTATAACCTGAATTTGAAGAGGGCAGATATGCTTCTCGTCATCACCTTCTCTTGCTTTTTTGTATGGCAATACATTTGTCTGGTCGATGTCAAACCAGACAGGGGAAGCGTATTGTTGCCATATCCAGTGTGCTCTTTTGTTTGTTTTGGGATCACCCCATCCAACATACCTATTTAATTCTCTTGGGATTTCTCTCAATCCATAATATTCACTAAGACTGTTTTCATTTCGTATTGGTTTCGGATTTTGTCCAGGTTTTCGGAAAGCTAATATATAATCAGCTATTCCTGTTCTACAAACAGAAGAATCTTTTACCAACTGTTTGTGTGCTAATCCTATTGCTCTTGTTCGGACTGCTGCGATCAGTGGGTCTTTCCAAATGCAAAAACGAGAATGAAAAACGAATCCTTGTTTACGAAAAGCTCTTACCAAATCTCCAGGAAAGTCGTAAATTCCTATTTCTTCTTCATCACGTTTGAACACTGGCAAATCCATACAATGTACTGCTACAACTCTACCAGGCATCAATAATCTAAACAGTTCTGGGATTAGAAAAGAAAAATGTTCAAAGAATTCCTTAGGAGATCGACTATTTCCCATATCTGCATCTTCATCAGTGTACGAATATAATGAGGCAAATGGAGGAGAAAAGACTGAGAATCCTATTGATTCAGATTCTAATGCCGGTAAAACATCACAACAATCTCCACAATATAAACAGTATTCATCTGTTATCTTCTGATCCTTCACACCAGTTATAACCATGATGGAATCCTAATTTCCTGTAGTTCTTCTTGTTTTTTTGTTTTTCCTAATTGAAAGTCAGACATTTCTCTTACTATTCCATCATACATTTCAATAGCACGTTTCTCTTTTTCCTTCATGTTAGAGACTACTAATCTTTCTCCTTCGCTCGTCACTATATTTGCAGTAACTTCTCTTTTTTGTCCAAATCTCCAACAACGACGAATAGCTTGATAATACTGCTCGTGGGAGTGCGACGGGAAAAAACTAATATCAGCACAATGTTGAAAGTTTAATCCAAATCCACCTATCTTGGGTTTTGTTACTAATACTCTAATTTTTCCTAATGCAAAATCATTTAGCCGTCTTTCTTTTGTTTCATCATCGTGACATCCTGCTACCTGTACTGCATCAGGTACCAATTTTTCTAATAAGTCACCCTCATTGTTATAATAACACCATGCTAAACATGGACGATCTCTTGGCAGAATCTCAGCTACTTTCTCACATCTTTGTTTTATTGTATTTCTTCTCTCTACTCTCTGCTCATCTAATGTTTGTGCCTCTAGTACAAATAATCCATTTATTGGTTTTCCACTACTTACTACATGCTCTTTTATATTTAGTGGTGGTAGAATAAAACCATCATCATTAAATCCCAGATCAGAAGGCTTTCTAATTGCCCTTGCCCATTCCGCCACCCATTGCCAAAATCTTTTTCTAGCATGTCCTTTTACTGTCCATTGTTGTGTAGATTTTCCATCATGGACAAAAAACATACTAAGCATTTGACAATATCGCATTACTCCCAATGCTTCGGCAGAATTGCCTAATTCCATGAAATCATTGGGAGCAGGGGTAGCAGTACAAAGTAACCGATAATCTAGTTCTGCTACAAAGTCTGTAACAGCTTTCCTTGTCTTAGCATCACGGTGTTTTAAGATACTCGATTCGTCACAGACTACACCACCTAACTGAGAGGGATTGAATTTAGATAGTTGTTCATAGTTTGTTACATTGATTCCTTTCTTAATTTTTCCTGTTCTAGTATGATTTACTTCAATTCCAAATTTCTGCCCTTCCCTTACAAATTGTGGACCTACTGCTAGCGGCGTGAAAATTAAAATTGGTTTATTTGTTTTTCTTAGTACATTTTCTGCCCATACTAATCCCATAAAAGTTTTGCCAGTACCAGTATCAGAAAATAAAGCTCCCCTCCCTTTTTGTATTGCCCAATCGACTAAATGCTTCTGAAAATCAAATAGAAAATCAGGCATCCACAATGGCTTAAAGCCATGCAGTTCATTTTTTCTTGCTTTTGATTGTAGGAAAGAATGATAGTCCATTATTCATCTTCCTCACAATCTAGTTGTACTAAATAGCCTTCCGAACACAAATCACACAAGGTATAAAAACTATTTCTGGAGTGAACATAAGAAGATTCAGGTACACCAAACCAAGTTTCATTTAGAAGATTTACTATTTCTGGATTTCTCTCTTTCTTATATTTTCTAAATCTTACTTGTGGATCATCTTGTGGTTCTATTTCTGCAATTTGTTCTCGTATTATCTCACAAATTCTTTCTGCTCTTAAAGCAGTAATTGGCATATCGTAGTGTGCTTGTTTATAAAATGGGTGAAATTGTGCAATAAGTTCTTGTAGATTGTCTGCATAATAATCTACAAGTAACCAGTATTCTTCGACAGTTTTTGGATAATCAATTTCTTCTACTGTTCTAGTCATTTTGCAATACTTTTTTAATTCCTTCTATTCCAATTTTCTCCAGAAGCCTAATCACTTTGTGTGCTGACATTGCTGGTATTACTTTTCTTTTGAATATAAACAGCATAATGTCAGACATTTTATCATCACTAGGAGTATATTTTCTTTCTTTCATTCTTTCATAGAAAGCTCTGCCCATAAATCTTACTGATACTTCTGGATTGGAAAGAATTAGTCCAGAACGAGCTAATTCATCCATAGCTGCATGAATATACAAAATTGCTTTCTCATTTTCTGAAAGTGTGTCAATCCTTTCATCTATCCAAGGATTACAGTTCATTCTTTATATTTCTCTTTCTCAAACCAACTCGTTTCTGTAATTTCTACTTCCACTTCCAAAGGTACTATTATCCAAGGCCATTCATTCCTTATATCCCCTGTCATTATACACTTGGCTTTACTAATTAGTTTCTTAATTTCTTTCTTTGGACAATCTATTAGAATACTGTCATGTATCTGTCCTATTATCATCGCTCCTAATCTTGATTTTGTTAGCCACTTCTGTAATTGAATTAGTGACCACAGCAGACAATGGAAAGCTGCCCCCTGTACTGGATGGTTAATTACGTCATTTTTCTTATAGACACCAACTTCTCTAAATCCAGTTAATAAGTCAAAGTAACCATTCTTTAGATATTCATTCCACCAATCATCTTTCCACTGGGCATATACACTAAATCGGTTCTCCCAAAAATCAGTTTCAACTTCCTTGATATGTTTTTCAAATGTACCATCTTTTGGCTCTTGTCCTGATTTACAGGCACCTAATCTCTTTATTCCTTGTTCAGCTAAGTGTTCTTTTAGTGGTGTTCCATTAGATGTTACTAATTTTGCAGTATCTATAGCATTCCACAAATTAGGGGCACACTTAGCATAGTAACTTCCATAGAATTCTGGAAAAACAAACTGATTTTTAGCATAGAATCTTATATCTTTTGTAACTCGATCTTGCGTTAGCAAATAGCAATCACAAGCTGCATCACGGTGCATATCCTTTGTAGGGTCTTTTATGTAAGCTAGCATTGCAGGGTCTTTATGATAACATGCTGCAATTCTAACTTCTAATGCTCCAAAATCTATTTCCAGTAAAACATTGCCTTCTCTTGGGATAAAACATTGTCTTATTAGTTTTCCTACTCTTTTATCACGTATGGGTATATTTTGGAAGTTAGGTGAATCTGAGCTACTTCTAAATGTCTTTACCAAATTTAAGTTAAAAGAAGGATGTAAGAAACCATCAACAACTTCCCTTTTTACTCCATTAAGATAAGTAGCTCTTAACTTCTTTAATTTCTCTAGTTGCAAATACCTATTAACAAATGGAATTTTCAATTTTCTTAAACTTGTTTCATCAGCAGATTCCCTCTTCTCTAATTTAGTTTTCTTCTCAGATTCATAACCCAACTCTCCATAGACTACTTTTGCTAACTGTGTTCGGCTAGTTATGTTTGTTTTGTATCCAAAACGTCTACGCCATTTTAGCCATATTTCATCATCCTTTAGTTTCTCTGTAAGTCTATCAATATATCTGCTTACTTTTGATATTGTTGCTTCAAGCCTATCAATATCAATACGTATTCCATTAGCCTCAACTTTTGCTAAGGCTAATGTCCCTTCATGCAGTAATTGATAGGCTTCTTTAATTGTGGGTTTCATTTATTCTTCTCAATCATCATCCTCATCATCAAAATCACCATCATCTTCATAGTCATCATTATCAAAATCATCATCGTCATCATCAAAATCATCAT